CCGTAAGCTACGAGTTGTAAAAGTCCTCCGCCCATTTCTTTGGATACTATTAACAGAGAAAAAAAATATATTGGAAAAAAACGTATTTATTGATTTAAACATTCCTAAATTCACAAAACATAGAGATAATGTTTAAAGAAAAGACTTCCAAGAAACGTTCTATTTTAAATGAAGTACATAAGAAAGATTCGTCTACTCTTGATGAAAAACATAAGCAAATGATACAAACAATTCAAGATAATATTATACATAAAGATACGTTAAGTAAAAGGCATAATGAGTATCAATCTAAATTATTAAAATGGAAACAACAAATTCAAGATTTGTATAATGAACAAAAACAAGATACACCGGAATATATGATTGCCTGGGATAGTAACCTATATTATTCTGATAAATTACGTACCATTAAACGTGAATTAATAATTTTAAATGATGAAACAAAAGAAATAGAATATTATGAAAAGACCGGTACAATATTATTCAATTATTATGAATTAATTACAAAACAAGAATCAATAATAAATCAAGGAGCCCAACAAGCAACCTCCGGAACAGTCGCATTACCTTCCGTTAAACATCGTAAAAAACAATTACCGACAAATCAAAAAAATATTTTAGATGCCTTTCATATTTATAATAATCAACCAAATATTGAAACCGAATTATCTTGTCAAACTGTATTAGAAACACCAGAATGCCCTCATAAAGACAAGATGAGTTTAGTAAATGATTATCTTTTAGCGATTGATTGTGATCATGTAAAACATATTAACGATACTATAATAAATGATTGTGCCAGTTGTAAAATACCATTAAATTGTATGATTCAGGAAGGCATTATGATATGTCCAATGTGTGGATATCAAGAATTATTATTGGTTGAACAAAATCGCCCCATTTATCGTCAATCAAATAAAGAGGCGTCTCATTGTACGTATAAAAGAATCAATCATTTCAATGAATGGATCAGTCAAATTCAAGGAAAAGAAAGTACGGATATTCCTGAAGAAATTTTCGAAAAGATAGTGAATGAAATTAAGAAAGAAAAGATTAAAGACCTTTCGAAGCTGTCGTATAATAAAATGCGAGAAATTCTAAAAAAATTACACAGTAATAAATATTACGAACATATATATTATATTATTTATCGATTAAACGGCATTCCAGCGCCAAATTTTTCACCGGATTTGGAGGAAAAACTTCGTAATATGTTTAAAGAAATCCAGGTACCCTTTTTAAAATATTGTCCACCAAATCGTAAGAACTTTTTATCGTATAGTTATGTTTTATATAAGTTTTGTCAATTACTTGAAAAAGATGAATATTTAAAATATTTTTCGCTTCTAAAGAGTCGTGAAAAGCTTCATGTTCAGGATCAGATATGGAAAAATATATGTGATGATGTATTCTGGGAATTCATCCAATCGATTTGATTTGATTTGATTTGAATATAGATTCAAAATAGAAAAAATAAATGGTAACTATCTTATCCGTTCCGTTATGTTATGTTATATTAACAGATGATTAAGGGAATCCGACAAGTTTGAAGCCAAGACCTAAACCAGCGCCTTGACGAGTGGATGCACTGATGGAGGGGGCAACAAGATCTAGGATAGAGAACATAGCCGCAGCGGTTAAACCGAGGAGGATGATTTTATCCATGGATAGGGGTTTGTCGGGTAGGATGGCGGCAACAATACCTACAACTAAACCTTCAATGAGGTATTTGACGATGCGAGTGAACATTTCTTGATAATCGAAAGTATATTCCATGAGATTCTTTTATATTTTAAGAAAAGAAAAAATTTATTTAAACAGAGTTTTTATAATAAACATTATATGACTCAACAAACTGTATCAACCAAAGAAGTTGATTACCTCGACGAAGACAAAGCCATTCGCGGACAAAACTATGTATGTTTATCTTTCCTTTCCCCTGAAGAAATTCTAAAGGAAAAAGAGGTTTACTATTTTGAAAAATACCTAGCTAATTTTTCGAGAGATCTAGATCAATTACTTCAAGGTATTGCTGAAAAATACAAGGATGAAAGTGACGCCGTTAAAATCATCCGTGAAAACAACAACCATCTGTTCAAAGGTGATGAACTCCAAGAACATTACCGTTTCTTCAAACGCACAAATGAAGAATCCATTGAACGTGAATTCCTTGAAAAGAATGATTTTAGAACTTCAGTAAGAGGTATCAAAGTGCGTGGTGTTTTTGAAACACTAAAAGAGGCACAAGTTCGCGCAGAGCTTCTTCGCCGTATGGGAGACACTAAGTTTGATATTTTCGTAGGACAAGTCGGTGTATGGTGCCCTTGGTCTCCCAATCCCGAAGACATTCAAGAACAAGAGTATGCTGAAACTCAACTAAACACCCTCATGAAACAATACAAGAACAACATGACACAAAAAGATGAATTCTATGAATTGCGCAAACAAGAAAAGATGGCAGATGCTCAAAAAAAATTACAAGAAAGTCTCGCTAAAAAAGATCCCCTAACTGAACGTAAAGAAGCGGAAGCCGCGGCCGCAGCAGCAACTGAGATCGACCCTCCTGTAAACCCAACCATTGAAGAAATGGACACTGACCCAGTTAAACCTGAATAAAAAACGTATAGTCTCATAGTAGATAATACATAATGAAAGCAGTGGCGGTATTTTTATTATTTATAGGAATGTTTTTGGTTGTTCAAGGATATTACCAACAGTCATCTAAATGTCCTACACCAACCGTTGAAGTAAAATATATACCTCGCAGCTTATATGATGAACAATTAAGCGATGAAAAGAAATTACAGGTACACTTTAAGAGTTTATTCGAAGAGGTTACCCCTTGGATTTTAACACGTCAATAATAATTATAAAAAGAGTCGTTTATTTTTTTAAGATAAAATAAGATTTTGTATTGTATAAGAAGAATGCTAAACGGATTTTATTTAGATTTTATATCACATGTTCAAACAAACAAGGTACCATTAGATGTTGTTTCTAAAAAATATGAAATATGGAAAGAAGATCAAATGCAAAAAACAAGAGAAATAAATGATCGCATAACAAATTATAATTCAACAATTTTACAAGCACAAACCGATTATGATACATATTATAAGCAAGAATATTTAGATAAAATTAAAGAATTTAAATCACATTTTAAGAAAAGTTCCATATCTAAAAGACAGGCAGCTTTGGATGAATGGATTAATTACCATAATGAAAAAATAGTAGAATTTGATCAAATGGAAAAACCAACAATTTATACATCTAAGTACAAAGAATATTCTATCCAATAAAGTTAGAATCAATCATGGCTAAATTTGTATTTCATTGGGGTGCTTTTATTGTAGCGTTAGCTATTGGTATGTTATTCGTATATGTTCGCATTCCTACACCAAAAATTGTAATTAAATACCCTAACCCAGAAAATGCCGGTAAAGTCGTTTATAAAGATGAGGCAGATAACTGTTATACTTATAACGCATCTAAAACAGAATGTCCCGCAAAAGAATCAGACAAAGAAGCTCAACCTGTATCTATTTAAAATATCATAAAGATATAGAGAATTCGATTCACAATGGGCTTATTACCAAATGTTACAACACTTACAGATCGTTTATTTTATCAACCAGCGGGTCAAATGTTTGTATCTGCATTATTTGGTGTAGCATTAGCTTTAACATTTCAAAAAGTATGTAAAGATCGTAAATGTATTATGATTCAAGCTCCAGATATTAATCAAATGACTTCTAAAGTGTATGATTTCCAAGGCGAATGTTATCGTTATAAAACAAAATCGGTGAAATGCCCAACAGATAATACACCTATTATTTCTTAAATTAAGCGTTTAAAATCATTTTATTTTTATATCGTACGTAAATAACGACAAATGTCTAGCACACCTATTTCAAAACTACCTATCAATAACCCGAATTTACAAATTACTGGAGATTCTCAAGAAGATGATCCAGAAGTTCAAGCAGTGCTTCAGGAAGTAAACGAACAACAACAACATCATCAAGCACAGCCTGTATATCGTCCAGCTCCCCCTGCTTATCGTCAACCTCAAGCTCCAGTAAATTATAAAGCACCAGCTCATATTGAATCAATGGAACAATCTCAATGGTTAAATTCTGAATTAGCGAAGAAAGCTATCATTGCTGCTATAATTGCTGGAATTATGTTTTATCCAAAAACATTGACATTACTTTATGAAAAGGTGCCTATGATATCAAAATTTGAATCGTATGATTTATTTATTCGTATTGCCTTATTAGCTGTTGTTTTGTATGTTTTAATGTGGAAGTTGAACTTATAATTTCTTTCTAGATATATAAGAGAATGTTCCGTGAATCATTTGTAGATGAAACAACTTCTAAAAGTGTTGTTAGTAAAACATTTATTACAGTATCCATTGTAATTTTAGCTATGATATTTACTTTATTATTTATCTGGAGTTATCAAAAAAGTTATAAATTATTTATAATGATTTTCTCAATTATTATATTTATTTTCGCATTATTAACTGTAATCTTTGTTACGCTAACACGTTCTAAATTAAGTGAATTACAATTTCGCATATATTTAAGTGTAACTGTATTTATGACATTAATGTCCCTTATTATGATAATATTTTTCACTATATTAGCAGTGGGACATTTAAAAAAAATAAATGAATTGACACCCCAAGCAACAGCATCATATTCTGCTCCCCAATATCAACAACAATATGCCCCGGCTCCTCAAATGGATATGTACAATCAACAAACTCCTTACGGATCTCCTGTTAGACAATCACTTCTTTAATATATAATAAATAATAATTAATAATTAATATATTAAAGATTTTCAGTGATTTCATTTGAATATCCAGGTAATATTTCTAAACCTTGAGCGCCATATACATCTTCACCATAAACGCCTTGAATACCTTTCCACTCTTTTTTATAATTTTCTTCATCAATGATAATATTATTTTGCGCACTACGTAAATGTTCAGGTGTGATATAATCTAACATTTTTTCATCATTTTTATTATTATTATATCCCCATGGAACTTGTAAATTATACATTTTAAGAATAATAGTTATCAGACCAAGTGTTAGAATAAATCCGGTAATGGCATCAATAAATAACATTATAATTATGATTAATGTAGAAAGAATGTAAAGCCATTCTTTTTTAACTAAGAAAGAGACAAATTTAAAATCAACGAGTGATAATACGATTAAAATTATAAGCGCTATTATTCTTAAAAATTGAAACATTGATATATTCTATACAATACATATAAAAAATAGTCCTTATTATAAGTAAAATTAAATATAAATAAGTAATTTAAAAATATTTAAACCTTTTATTTAAAATGGATAACATTATAGTAATAAAATACATTAATGACATGAACTATTATGAATCAAATGAAACGAATGATATTAGTGAAAATCCTGAATATGATGAAAATACTAAAAAATAAATTAATAAAATACTAATAATGAATTTAAAGTTTACAAACGTAATAAGTATAAGAATTTACAAGTTTTTTACTTTTAAAAACTGAAATATTGTTCTAATCTATTTAATACATATAAAAATGGTACTATCCGGAAAAACATATTTATCAAATCGAGGTTATGCGATTGAAAAGAAAGATAATGAAGTATTAATTAATGAACTACAAAAATCATTAACAGTAACACCTAGAGGAATGCAATTATCAAATGACGAAGCAGCCTCTTTTCCTGTGTATAAAGAGAATGATAAAAAAATGTATTTACCAAAATATTATGGTTTAACGAAATTTGGAGTGCCAAATGTAGACCAGCTGAGTGATGGAGAAGATCGTCCAAATTTAATTTTTGAAGGGTCATTACGAGATATTCAAAAGCCTGCTGTTAATGCTTTTTTAGATGCTGTTAATGATCCAACTAAACAAGGTGGTCTCCTATCACTTCCATGCGGTTTTGGAAAAACAATTTGCGCTTTATATATTAGTACTGTTTTTAAAAAGAAGACCCTTATTATTTGCCATACAAATTTTCTAATTGATCAATGGATTGAACGCATTCAGCAGTACATTCCAACCGCGAATATTGGTAAAATTAAACAAAAACTATGTGAAATTGAGGGAAAAGATATTGTAATTGCGAGTCTTCAAAGTCTAGCTATGCGTGATTATGATAATAAATTATTTAAAACATTTGGTTTAGTGACATTGGACGAATGTTTTCCATATAGCCAGCCAATTTTAACAAATAAAGGATTTATTCCAATTGGACAGCTGTATGATACATGGATATCAGATGATAATATGCCTTTAATATTATCATATAATGAAAATACACATAACTTTGAATGGAAAGAGTTAATGTATGCTTGGAAAAATATATATAAAGAATCTCTTATTAAAATCACTTTTAAAGATTTAAATGATAATACGTTACATTCAATTGAATGTACCCCAGATCATCTTTTACTTGTAGCTACAAATGAATGGAAAGAAGCAAAGAAACTTAATATTGGAGATAGAATGACATCATGTATAAAAGATATGATTGTTGAAACAATTGAATATGTAAATTCAAATGATTTAATAGATTCTAATCATGTTTATGATATTGAAGTAAAGGATAATCATAATTTTATATGTAATTATATTATCGCACATAATTGTCATCATTTAGGTGCTGAAGTATTTAGTCGTTGTTTACCTATTGTAACATGTAAAAGAATGCTAGGACTTTCAGCGACGTTAAAACGTAAAGATGGTCTCAGTAAGGTATTTGAATGGTATCTTGGAAAGCCGGTTTATACAGTTAAACGAAAGGATAGTGATGTAATTATTCATGTTGAACGTTATTATGATCCAAAACCAGATTACTGTACAGAACAAACAC